TTACACCTCTGTATATTCTAGAGAAGATGAAAGATATCATTGAGTCGGATGGTTCTAGAGATAGCGATAAAGTTTCTTTACTAAAAGAACTGGTCAATATCGCAGGGATGAAAGATATGGACAAGAAGTCTGAGTCTGTTACCGTATTCCAAGGTTTCTCACCAGAACAACTTAATGCTATAGGTGGCAATAATGTTAAACAGCTTGCAAAAGCTGAAAGAGAAATAGAAAAATGAATATTTATGAAATAATAATAGAAGTGCTTAAAGCGGCTAGAGATAAAGGAGCTTCCCTAGATAATGATTGGGAGATAGAAGATATAGCCACAGAAATATATGACATGTACTACAGTAGTGAAATGATTACTAGCTACATAAGTTCTGGATATATGGAAGACCTTAAGGACTACTGGGAAGAAAAACCTTTAAATGATTAAGAAGCTAGCTGTATATGGGACATTAAGAAATGGTAAAAGAAAAACATGTAAAGTGGATGGTTATAGCCTTGTTTACCCCGGGCATTATAATTACCCTGCTGCTATTATTAACAATAGCTCTAAGGGAATGGTTGTTGAGGTAATAGACGTAGAGCAAGAAGATATAGATAACTATGATGTATATGAAGGTATAGATACTGGTCTATATGATAGAAGAGTAGTTACTGCGTATGATGGAGAAAAGAAGGTTGATGCTTGGATGTATACAGCTGGGCCTTTGCTACTGCAACATAAAAGTGTATTTGAGTTAGTTCCAAAACAGGATTGGTTATCAAAAAAGTCAAAGAAAAAAACAGCTTTAACATAAACAAGAATAATGTTTCTGAAAAAGAACAAGTTCTTGAATTAGCTAGAAAAGACATTATAGCCTTTGGTCAGTTATTTATGCCAGAGGACTTTATGAAGTCTACTCCAGCTCCATACCATTATGAGTTAAGTGATTTACTATTAGATGATACGAAGAAACGCAATTGCATTATATTACCTCGTGGTCATAGCAAGTCTACTCTTGCTAAAGCAGCTCTTATGTATCATTTATACTTCAATCCGGAAGGTAAGAAGGAGTTTATAGCTTGGGTAGCTGAGGAGCAATCACAGGCAATAGACCACATTAAATATATACAAAACCATATAGAGATGAACCCTGCTCTTAATTATTACTTTGGAGACTTACAAGGTTCTAAGTGGACAGAGAAAGAGTTTACTACATCAAAAGGCGATAGGGTAATTGCAAAAGGTACATCACAAAGACTTCGTGGTAGGTCACAGCTTGGTTTAAGATATACAAAGATTATACTTGATGACTTTGAGTCTGAGTTAAATACAAAAACTCCAGACAGAAGAAGAGAGATTAAAGAATGGGTTATGTCTACAGTAGAACCAGCCCTAGAAAACTCAGCAGGCAACGAAGGCTCTGTATGGCTAATAGGAACTATAGTTCACTTTGATTCCTTTTTGCAAGGTATCTATGATGGATACACAGAAGCTACTAGGGATAAGAGAAGATATGCTTGGCATGTAATGTACAAAAAAGCCATGACGGTAGATGGAGATGTTCTATGGCCTAGTTACTTTACAAAAGCAAAGCTTTTAGATATAAGAAGAAGATTTGAAGACGTAGGCTTAATACATAAGTTTGCACAAGAATATTTAAACGAAGCTAGAGATTTAGCTAATGCTAAGTTTAAAACAGATAAATTAGAATACTATAATCACGAGTTTCACAGTAAAGACAACTATACTTACCTAGTAGATAAAGATGATGCTATACCTATTAATGTTTACCTAGGTGTTGATTTAGCGTATGAAGCTAATAGTCATAACGATTATCAAATTATAATGGTTGTAGGTGTTGATAGCGATAGAAACTTTTATGTATTAGATTACTTTAGAGAACATATACCATTGTACGATATGCCTTTAGAAATATTTAACTATGCAAAAGAGTTCTCTCCTGTAAAGCGTGTTAATGTAGAGATGGTTGGAGCGCAGGGGATTATTAAAGATGCCGTCAACCAGATGTCTGGCAAAGATAGAAAGGTTGCTCCCGGTATTGCACTAGGTGTTAGACCTCCTACTGGTATAAAAAAAGAAGATAGGCTTGAGTCATTGCTAGCTCCTATAGTAAACAGAGGTAAGTTGTTTATAAAACGTAAACATGTAGAGTTAGTAGATGAGATGTTTCAATTTCCAAAAGGAAAGCATGATGATGTGCTAGATGGACTTTGGTACGCTATTAATAATGCTAGACCACCAAGAAGTAAAAAGTTTGAAGCTTCTGATTTCTTAGATGATAATTCAAAAAGAATGAGGAAAACTAAGACGAATAAAGTAATATCTTGGATTACTGGATTAAAAACATAAAATAATACTTGCGAATTTAAGTATTATTTTGTATATTATGTGCAAGTTATAAAATAAAGAGGTGTAACCATTTCTAGTATAAGAGAGCTGGAGCAAAACGAAGGTCAACATTCCGAAGTCAATAAACAGCTTTGGAGAATGTGGAGAGACGCTAGGTCTGATTGGGATACAGAAGCTAGAGAGTCTATAGATTTCTTTCTTGGCAATCATTACTCGCAAGAAGAGTCTGATGCGTTAAGAGCAGTTGGTCAAGGCGACTTTGTTATTGACAGAGTATACGCCTCTATAGAAAAATTAAAATCACTACTAACTTCTAGAGCACCTAAGTATAGTGCAGTTGGTAGAGAAGACTCAGACAGTAGAATGGCTAATGTTTGGAGAACATTACTTGAATATGTCTGGGATATATCAGATGGTGATACACAATTTAAACAAGCCGTGCATGATTATGCAACTGCTGGTATGGGTTACTTTTATGCTTATATAGACCCAGAAGCAGACTTTGGGCGTGGAGAAGTAAAATATACATACATAGACCCATTTAGAGTTTATGTAGACCCTGCTTCTAGAAATCGTTATATGGATGACGCATCTGGTGTTATCTTGTCTACCATCTTAACAGAAGACCAGCTGGTTAATTTATACCCACAGGTTGAGCCATACCTAGAGGATATAGAGTCTTACTACGAAGAAGAGGATTATCCTACTTCTAATAAACGTAATAGCTCAGTATCTTTTACACCAGACACAACTTATAATCTAGAGTTTCATAGGATTAATAAGTATAGAATACTTGAAAGGTTCTCTAAAGTTAAAGTTCCTTTCTTTAGAGTATTCAACAAACAGGATGGCTCTGAGGTTATACTAGACCAAGCAAAATATACAGCCTTTGTGCAACAAGAACAAGTAGTTCTTCTTATGGAAGCTGGCTTAATTGAAATTGTAGAAGTTAAGCAAACAAGAATTAAAATCACAGCTACGGCTGGTGAAATATTATTATATGAGACTATCTTAAATACAGACATATATCCAATAGTCCCAGTTCCTAATATATGGACAGGAACTCCTTATCCTAAGTCTGACATATCTAAGATAAAAGATTCTCAAAGACTACTAAACAAACTTTTCTCTCTCACTCTCTCCCACGCACAAGCCTCTGCTGGACTTAAGTTATTAGTTCCAGAGGGTAGTGTAGATGATTTGGGGCAGCTGGAACAAGATTGGGCAAACCCCAACGCAGTAATAGCATATAATCCAGAATTTGGAGCACCTCATTTCCCTGCCCCTCAATCATTGTCTAACGAGTTTTATAACTTGATTAGCAGGATAGAGCATTATATAGATTTAAGTCTTGGTATCCCAGAACTTATGCAAGGTTTTAACGAAGGAGCACCCGAAACAGTTCGTGGTACTGCTATGCTTGCAGAAATGGGAGAGACTCGTGGTAAATCTAAGTTAAGAGATATTGAAGGTAGTTTAAATAGGTTAGGTAAAAGTATATACAACCTAGCTAAAAACCATTATACTTACGAAAAAACTTTTAGGATTGTACAGCCAAATAATGATATTACTGAATTTACAGTAAATATGTGCGATAATAAACAACAAGAAATTAATGCCATAGTAAATGATATCACCATTGGGCATTAT